TCTTCGCCGTAACGAGCGTACTCCAGACCGAACAATGCGTTCAAGCCGGGGAGCAGCTCTTTCAGTAGTTGTGCGCGTGAAATAGCCATTATTTAGCTCCTTATACGTTGGCAGTGCCGGTCGGGTTGTAATACGAATGACCGCCGTTATACGCCACGACGTTAGGAGCACCTTCCGTCAGAGTGATATACGGCATGTTCCACTTAACAATCACTTCGCTGTAGTTACCAGCAGAATTGGTGGTCTCTTCAACCAAACCAACAACACGGAAAGGCAGAGTGAACGCGGTGTTACCACCCGAGTCATACGCACCGATATTCGAGTTACCCGAAATAGTGGTATTAGTCGAAGGCTGCGAAATCGCCAAGTTATTGCCCAAGATCGTGCCCGAAATCGGGGTGATGGTGGTCGAAGTTGCGCCGCCAGTCACAGCAACCTTAAACAACGCATCTGGATCATCAACGACATAAGCCATGATGTCCGAAGCAACAACGCTACCCGGATACGAGTTGGCAAACAGTTTCTGGCCTGTGGATGGGTTCGTATAAGTTACGCCAACAAACACACCAACAACACCGGTTGCGGAAACAGTCGTAGTGCCAGTCTCTTTAACGATGAAGCCAGACGATAGGCGAACGATGTCGCCGTTGTTAATAACACCAGCAGTGTTGCTGGCAATCGGAAGTTCACGAGTCTGACCCGCGAACACCTGACCACCGATCAAATTGATCGGCTTTAGCCCGTAAGGGGCTTCTACAGTCGGAAAAGCCATGTTTAGCTCCAAGAAAAATTTAATTGCCCTTACCAAAGGACGTAGTAGATTTACGTTCTTTGAAGAGAGGCATACGAGGGTCACTTTGCTTCATAAGACTATTGTCTACAGACTGAATCTGATCTTCGGCTTGTTTCTGGTAATAGTCATTACGCTGTTCAACAAGCTCTTCAGGGGTCTTGCAGAGTAGTAATCCGCCAATCTCGACGTTGTCTTTAAAGCGACTATCGGGATCAACTAGCAGTTGGAATTTTGGCTGCTCCTCGATTTTCACTGGCTCCCAACCCTCACGAATCTTTGCAGACATGTTACGGGCATCGGTTTTTCCAAGTATTGAGGTGCGAATCCATCTGTATCGAAAACCGGGCTGCTTGTCTGGTTCAGGCAAAAGCTCAGGCGGTGTCCACTGCTTGGGACGTTCCTGCACGGCGCGGGTTTCCAATTCACGTTCTAATCTGTTGGTGCCCATCATTGGCCTCCATTAAGTAAAAGTTTCTCACGGGCGTATTGCTCAGGACTTAAACCAAGCCGTTTGGCTAAATTTAACTCTGACTGCTTTAGTACTATCTTTTTGGAGGATGTACTGCGAGACGCAGGAGCTACGACCGTCGCAGGTTTTTCTGTGCGCGTAACGGGCTTTTCGGCCTGTTGCGGAGAAGCTTGAAAATAGTCCGGGAAGCGTTGCCGCATAGTCCCGTCAATTCTCTGCCAGTATTCGTCGGTGGACGGATAACCAGCGCCATACTGTTTGACCAATTTTTGGTGTAGTCCAAGTGCTAGACTGGTCATTTCCTCGTCCTGACCGAACCAAGTATTGCGCTCTTGCCACGCAATTGCCCTTGGGTCAGGGCGAGCCACTGGGACTTCTGGGCTACTTTGTACATCTTTTTCTTCAAATTGTAAAGAAGGCACGTAATCTTTTGCCTTTTGCAACTTATAGCTGGCCTCGGCCATCTTCCGTTGCGCTTCTAGCAACTTCTCACTATCGCCATCCTCATAGGCGGCTTTATAGGCCCTCTCCGCTACATCTAGTTCTAGCTTGGCAGCGGACTCATAGGTCTGAAGATAGGTCTTTTCGCCCTCGGAAAGCTTTGCTTTAAGGGTGCGATTCTCCTCAAGCATCTTTTTTGCTAACTCTTCAGCGGCCTGCCGCTCCCGCATGGCTTGGTCTTTTTCCCGGCGCTCGTCATGCCAAACCTTTTTCATCTGCTTGAGGCGGGTTTTTACGTTTTCGGAGTAGTCGTCTAACTCATCACTGTCTAGTTGTTCAACAATCTCCTTCGGCATCGGCTCACGCCCACGGTCCTCCGGTGGGGTGTCATCCTCTATCTCGAACGAAAAGTCGTCCTCTTTAGGCTCTACTGAAGTAGCCTTTGCTTCTTTCTCATCAGGAAATTCAAATTCAACCTTTTCCATAACTCCTCCTTATGCGCGGCTGATGCCACGTGGGTCTTGCACGACAGCCTCAACGGTATCGTCGTTAATCAAACGGAACTCTCGTCCGTGGATCTTCAGCCTAGTCCCGCTGTTTGGGCGAGCCAAGATAAAGTCTCCTTCCTTGCACCAAGGCTCATTTGGGAACCTCTTTTCGTCTTTGTAGCAATCGGGCCCCATCTTCACCACAAAAAATACCGTTGCAAGAACTTCTTCAAAATGGCGAGTTTGATCCGCTTTGAGGATACCGCTCTCAAACTTCTCCTCAACTTCCGGAAGGGCCACAAGGATGTGGTACCCAGAAGGTTCAGGCAACTGCTTAGCCTTCTCCTCAGATGTTTCCGGTAACGTCGATATTTCACCGCTTTCTGTAGCGATAGTTATTTCACTCATCGTCTGATTGCTCCATACGTTTTGCAAGGTCAAGAATAAAACCCTCTGCCAGCGATAGACCTCGAATCTCACCGCAAAGTTTTTGATACTCGGAATAGTCCTTAGCCGCGTTGTTGGACACGGCTTCAACTATCTGTTCGCGCTTGTCGCGTACTTGTTCAAGAATCACTTCAAGCGTCTTATCCATGAATTACTCCTTCGGTTTAGGATTTTGTGTAGGGCGTGCTGCTTCCCTACGATCTTTGGCTGCTTGCAAGCCAATACGAACTCCTTCAGCTTCCATATTAGAGTCAAGCTCTCGCTGCGCATGAACGGTCTTAGCAGCTACCTGTACCCCCGCAATCAACTGTTGTGCAGCAATACGCTCGCGCTCAATCTCTAGTTTCTGCGTATCTAACGCTGCATCAAGCTGAAGCTTTTGTTCCTTGATACCAACTTCACGTTCTTTGAGTTCCAATTCTTTCTGTTGCATTTGAAGAACTGGATCTTGCGCGGCTTGTTGAGCTTGTTGTTGTGCGGCTTCGGCTTGATCTTTCTGTAACAACTTGCCTGCAGCCATAGCCATCATGCGGCTAAGCGGCACTTCCATTTCTTCCGGAATTGTGTCGCCATCTTCATAATCAGGAATCTCCAGCGGCACACCCAACTGTTCTTCAATCTGCCTGCGATATTCGAACGCAACATGTTCTGCAATATGAGCTTGCATAGCCCCCATGATTGCGGCTGCTTGTGGGTTTTGCCCAACGATCTGTGCAATTTTTGGATCCTGCATAGCAGACATGTGCACTTGTAAATGTGCCTCATGGTCTTGATACAGAAATGCCTTAACCGGCTTCATGTTCAGAACCGCCATGTTTTCCGACACTGGGTCTTTTGGTTTCTGATCTTCCGCAGCGGGGACAAGCTTGTGGATATTCTTAATGCCTAAGACTTCCAACATCTGTTTGTTCAGCTCGACCATGTCGTAGATTTGCGGATTCTGCTGCGCCATCTGCATGACTGCTTGGTACTGCACCACTTTCTGCGACATCGTTGCAGCGTTCGGGTCACTGACCGGGATCACATCGACGTTCTCGTAGTCTTGCTGGCGTGCGCGACGTGGGCCTTCTTCTGGCTCGTAGCTGTACTCAGTCGGAGCATAAGCCGCGATGATGTTCTTCAGAAGCTTGAACTCCTGCTTCATCGCAAAGTGAATGCGTGCCTGCACTGCACTCATCACTTTTAACTGGCGCTCCAGTAGTGCTAACGTTGTTCCAACAGGAGCTTGTGCTGACATGTCGGACACTTTGAGGTCAGCAGCAGACGCGAAGCGACGGCCTTCATCTACGATCTGATCCATCAAAAGCTTGAGGACCTGACTTGGCTCTTTGTATGGCAGCGGCAAAATGTTGTCGCGTATGGTGCCAGACGCCACATCAACGTCACGGAACTCGCCCGGAGCGATAGGGGTGTCATCCCCTTTAGTACGCATACCCTTAGACTTCAGGCCACCCGGCAAGTTTGCCAGTGTGCCCGCGTCAACTAGCTGACGAAGAATCGAAGTGCCGCTCTTAGCATAAGCACCGATCAGGTGGATCAGACCGAAGTGGTAGAAGCCAAAACCCGGAATGTAGCCGTAGTGAACGAAGTGAGTGCGCTTCTGCTCAGTATCATCATCTGGCTCGTAATTGCGGCGAATAGCCAGCACTTTACCCGTACCCTTCTCAACCGTGACGATGTATGGCAGCGCGATGTCGTCTGGGTCTTCGTACCCTTTGAGGTTGAGATTGACCTGCATCTCAAGCAACTTGTAGCGGTCGTCCGTGGTTGCACGGAAGCCCATCTTCTCAGCGATCTTCTTCTCAACGTCGTCCAGCGTATTGACTGGGTCACCCAAATCAACATCACGATAGAAGCCGCCTACCATGAGTTTCTTTAGCTCATTCTCGGTCTTACGCATCACGTGTGTTACACGAGGCGCGTTTTGCAAGTTCTCTGAACCGTAAGGCACCACCACATCTTCAGCCGGGACGAAGATGGAGACCTGACGTTCCAGCGATGGATCGTAGTACACCTTCTTGAACGCGTTACCTGACAGGCCCAAGCCCCACAGCATGCGCTCGTGTTCACTGCGATATTCAGTCATCACTTCCGTGAGCTGATAGTTCATGTCTTTCTGAACCCTCTCGGCAGCTTCCTTCTTCGCTGTGGTCTCCTTTCCAATGATCTGCGTCTTAACCGGGCCACTCGCCGGGAAAGTCGCCATAATTGTCTCGGATTGGAACTTAACCAAAGCTTCAGATAGAAGGGGATGGTAAACACCGCAAGCTCCTTCCCACGGTTCACTGCGCTCTTCGAGCTTCATACCCAGCAGCTCAAGCCCATCTACATAAGTCTGCATCCAGTCTTTGCGACTAGCTACGTCATCCTCGTAGTCAGAGATGATCTCGCTTGCCAATGACTCCAACTCGTCCTCGTCGATGTACTCGGCAAGGTTGGCGTTGAAGTCATCTGATGACTCCTTACCCGGCTCGATCTCAATCTCTATATCACCCATGCCAATAGTCACTGACTCTGGGTCTTCAATCTCAATCTCAAACGCTGGTTCCTCCGTTAAGGCTGCGTCCATATCGCCAAGCCCTAGCGGAGCGCGGTTTAGTGCTTTATCAATAGCCATGATCAAATTCCTTAAATGTTGTAACGGCTGGGGCTGTTACCCGCGTTATGTGGCTTACGTTTAATTCTTCACGTGTCACGCCAAATGGATTTGTTTTAATCCACTCATCAATGTCTTCTTTTGTTGTGGTGTAAGGCGTTCTGTCAGCTTTTTTTGCTTGCTTCAGCAGTTTGCGGTTGGCTTTTTTAACACGCCACCAAAACTTAATCATCTCGATAATAGCCATGATTAATCCTCATAAAATCCATAAGCCCAGCACACAGCCGAGATGCGAACACCTTTAGTTACAGGAGCTACCCGGTGCATTGCGGTTGAATCAAACACGATGATGTCGCCTTTGTTCTTTAGTGCGTTGTCAGTCTTGTCTTTAATCTCAAGTTGCCCGCCTTCAAACTCGGACGGGTCATTTAACAGCATGCATAGCGAGACGCGCCGTTGTTTCCCATCTACCGGCGGGAGCACGTCGTGATGCCACCAGTAGTGGTCTGTAGTCTCATACTTCAGAATCTGTGGGATGTCAAAGCCGCAAATTGACTTGCTCCACTGTGTTCTACTGTTGCCGTCAATCATGTAGTTTTTGCAGACTGAGCCAAGCGGGGACATTAGGTGCTCCGGCAAAACCTTAACCTTGCGAAGCCTTGTAGATTCCTCGCCAGATTCCTCTTGTGTTGCGCCAGTCCCAGCGTGCGACCAGTCCAGACTCTTGATCACATAGTCACAAAAGTCCGGCGGCATGGCCCGCTCGTAATACATAAAAGTAGATTTAATCATTAGTAATATGGCCTTTTACGTCTAAATTCCGGTATCTCGTCCGGCTCATCTAAAAGGGCACGGATATAACCGCCCCGCCTAAAACGCATCATTGCGAGGGACACGGAGTCAACATAGTCATCATGCTCCCCGCCGGGGAACGACGCCACCTCGTCCACCACTTCTTCTGCCCATCTTGTGTTGGGTACCCAGACGCGCCCGGAAGCGAAGATGTCTGACACCGCA